CATTTTTCCCAGTTCCTGAAACCATTCTTTCGCATACTCGCAGTGCTGATATTTCTTGAAACAGGGACTGCCAAGCGTGTAATGGACGATTTTAGCATGCGGATTCGGTCTGTACTCACCCACAAGATGGTTGTATTCAGCGGGTATTTCGCCTACGTCCTGTGCCCAGTGAAACTGATGGAGGTCCATCGGGGATGCCGCGTTCACGTATTCCGGCGTCAGTCGCCGGGTAGCCATTCGGTGGCCGTTGAATACCATCAGGCTTGACCAGTTTTTGCATGGATAAGTTGTCTGTTTTTGATTCAGAAACTTGTTCTCCGCTATCGGACGGTAGTTGTGCTTCACCACCATCACGTCCGAATATCTGTTCGAATTCGCGAGTGCGGCGAGTTCGTACACGTCTGTGAGACATAACATGTCCGAGTCCATGAAAATGGACACGTCCTCGTAATCCGATAGCCACGGCGTCAGGAACCGGCTGAAAGTGAAATCAGTCGATTGGTCTGGATGTCGTTCCCGTGTGTAGATCCCTTTCAGGTTACACAAGGCGATCGGAGTGATTGAAACAGGGCCAGATGCTCTTGCCAGTATGGAATGACACAGGACATGGTAAGCAATGGCCTCTCTTGGGTCGTAGCCGATGAAGATCTTCAGGGGTTTTCTTCCTTCGGTTTCAGCACCGCCACGAAGCCCCCGTCGTATGCCTGAAACGACATAAGCCTGAAGCTGGGGATTAGTACGGTTAGCCATGTTTCTGGACTCCACTGGATGAGATGGGCATTACGCCCATCCGCAAGTTTCTTCACCGCTGGGCGGCAGGCGACATCGACAAACAGGATCCGCCTGGTCAGCGAACGCAAATGGTTGAGCACGTCCGGCAAGCAGTCTGGTTCGATATGTTCCAGCACATCCGAGCACACCACTACATCATGTGGTACGGGTTCGCGGTCCAGCCCCTCTATGAAGGGGTCGTAGTTAGTGATGGCGAACGGCATGTTTTTTTGTAGTGTCTGTCCGCCACAGCCGTAGTCCAGCACGTTTCGCGTTCCCAACTGCTGGCACATGGAGATGATCTGGCTGGCATGCTTGTAGCCGCCAATCCCATACCCGCCAGCAGCATGGAGTTGCTTCTGGAGATCCTTGTATCCTTCCGTATATCGCATGTTATTTCCTGAAATGAATGTGATTGTTGTTCAAAAACGACATAATGTCTGTGATGTCCACGATCTGGGTGAGGTGCGGAAAATCAATCAGCGCCGCTCCTTTCAGGTCATAGATGGCAATGGCATCCACGAAACCGATGTAATGGTTATCGACATCCCACACGCCGCCCCCGCTGTTGCCGGGTGCGTCTGGAATGGTAACAAGATCGTTTTCTTGCCACTTGCCTTCCGTCAATACAAAGCGGTTCTGCAACGGGTAGCCGATGGTGAATACCGGATCCCATTGGGCTGGCAGATGGGAAGCGAATGTGACTGGCGCGATGTGCAAATCCTCCTTCGCACATATCACACCGATGTCGGCCTTGTCATCCTTCGCCAGTGGGTGCATTTCGTAGCGCTTCTCTTCGGACGTGAGCACCGCAAAGTCCTGAGCTTCGCCCATGACATGGGCCGCAGTCAGCACGCAGTGTTCATTGAGCACCACACCGGATCCGGCTTCCGTATCGCTCTCAATCATGACCGCCTGAGTCTTGGCCTCCTGATATCGCGGGACAGTGACACACGCGGACAGGGCACACAGCAGGACAAGCATCAGGCGCTTCATGATATTCCCCTATCGGGTGGTTAAATCCTGTAGAGCCTGTGCGACTTCCTCAACAACAGGTTCCCATGCCACGGTTCCATGCTTCTGCCGGAACAGTGTCACTGTGTGTCCATACCACGGCATGTAATCCAGATCTAACCGGTATCGCCACGCAGGACGAGATGGAGTAAGTACCCAAGTAGGTATCCCCATGCTACCAGCCAGATGAACAATCGAGGAACAGCACGTGATAACGAGGTCCATATTCGCCACCATGCCCGCAGTTTCGTCGTAATGTTCATTGTGGGAACCCTCTTTCCAATAGTGGATCTTGATCCCGTGCTTCGCTTCGAAAGCACGGATCTCATCCTCACATTCAGTGTATTGGAGAGAAACGAAATGGGCATCCTGCTTGAGAATCGGCAGCATCTGTTCAAGGGTGAGTGAGCGCACTTCCACGCGGGTTTTCTTGTGGCCACCGATCCAGTTGATTCCGATCACTGGCTTACCGTCACCGAACTCGGTATTGAACTTCTCAGCCCACCGGAGACTGGCTTCCATAGTAGGCTTAATGTAAGGTTTGCCAGGGAAGTCCTCCAGCGACTTGCGGTAGAACTTCGGCACGTCACCGATGGCAATGATCCCATCCACCTGATACCTGGATTGTCCGTTTGGCAACACCGGCCACATGATCTTTTCATCTTCCCTCGTAGGGTAGATGTCGAGGTCCGGGAAGCTGTTGCAGAAGAGACGATGGAGTTTCTTGTGGCAATCGAAGATAACCTGCTTGCAGTCTCGAATCATCTCCGGCAGCAGGGAGGCGAACATGATTTCATCGCCAATGCCCTGTTCCCCGTAGACGATCACTGTCTTGCCCGGAGATCCATCCCATTCCGGTAGCTGATGCTGGGCATACTGGCGCACCATGCGGACCTGTGCCCGCTTGCCCCAGTTGTACTCCGGAAAGCCCTTGGCATAGTCGCCCATCTCCAGATAGCACAGGGAGCGATTCCAATGTGCCTGCTGGTGTTGCGGATCCTTCGCCAGCGCACGGTTCAGATGACTCATGGCCAAGTCAGGGCTACCCTCGTTGATGTAGAGGGTAGCCAGATTGTTCTGGATGTCAGGGTTGTCCTCTGGCAGCAGGGACTGGGCTTTGTTGAACCAGTAGCGTGCCTGTTCGATCTTGTTCTCGTGCTTCCATGTTGTACCGATGGCGTTCATCAGTTCCGACTTCTTGAGCTTCAAGAAATTCTCCCGCGCGCCAGGGGTTTTCTCATGGGTGAGAATGCCCAGCCGTGAGAAGTCCTCAATGAATTGCCTGTCGAATGTCTGTAACGCTTTTGTAAGGAGAAGATTAGAAAGACCGTGTTTTCCCTGCACGGCGTAATTCAACCCCAGCGCGGCCCATAACACACAATTGTTAAAATCATTATTGAGCATTTCCAGATACATGCTCTCAGCACCGGTAACATCCCCGGCCTGTTCTCGCATATTGGCTTGCTGGAAAGCGTTGTAGATGGGGCTTTTCTTGGGAACACCTACCATCTGTGCCTGTTCATCCGGCAGTTCCATTTTCACTTCCATCGGATTTGCTCCTGAGTTTTCCGTGTAATTATGGCATATCGGAAAGATAGGCTCGTTGTTAGGCATAAGGCAAAAAAATCCCCGCCGAAGCGGGGAAGGTCAGGAACAACGTCCGACAGAGTGAAGTCTTGAATCAGGTCGTGCCGTCGCCAGCATTATCCACGCTGTACAGGACAGCCAGATAAATCGACGTATTGGCAGAAGCCGATGTCGCGGTGCCAACAATCACGTCAATCGTGTCCTCCGTGGAATACGAATAACCCGTGCCTTTCGTGGCATGCACGACATTAGCGACGTTGGTTGAGACTGAGCCGAAATAGCGGGTAGTCGAGTTGCCATCACCCACAGTCGTAGTCAATGCGCCGCCGCCAAGGCCAGCATAATTGACCACCACATCATGGATGAGAGCGCCTTTGGGCACCGGCACCATCTGGATCACGTCACCAGCCGACTGTGCAGCACCGAAGGTGTACGTCGCAGCGCGAACGTTCATGCCTTCGTAGTTGTAGCGGGGCGGATTCAGAAAGAACCCGCTGCTGCTGGTCTGGCAGGCCGAAGCGGTAAAAGTAGCCATGTCAATCTCCCTTAGTGCGCCGCAGCGTATGTGGGCACCGCAATGGTCGCGTAGTCGCTTCCATTGAATGTCAGTTTGACCATGCCACCGATGATGCCCGCAGCCACGCCGAACTGGTTTTCGTAGTCGAAATAATCTTCGACCCACGAGAAGCGTTCGGGGCCGTTGTCTCGCCCGAACGCCATGCCGCATGCCTGAGCGCCGCAGAACACGGCAACACGGGTACTGGCAATGGCAGACGTGCCGGAGCACGCAAGCGGGACACGGTTGGAAGCGTGCAGGATCGTACCGTTGTACTCACCGATAGCGCCGGTATAGATCGGGTTCTGCGTCACCTGGCCACCTTGCAGCGCGGCCTTGTTGATGTCGAACCATTGACCCGTGGAAGTGTTGGTACGCAGGTCAGTCACCTGTGAGTGGTGCAGGAACATGACGTACTTCTCTTCGCCGTTAATCATGATCGGACGGATCGGCACATCAGCGGTCTTGGCACGTTCCACGCAGGTATCAATCAACGACAGATTGAACGTGGACGAGGCTGACAGTGAGTTGACACCGGAAGCACCGGCAGCAATCAACGTGTGCTGGGTATCCGGAGCCACCGTCGCATTCAGACCCGTGTAGCGGATGTCCGTCTGTGCGGTATTGCCAGCGATCTGGTTGAAGAACCACGTATCGATGCGGTCAGCCCACCAGTCTTGCAACGAGGCACGGGCATGTTCGCGGATATCGAACGGAACCAGTTGGCGCGTGAACTTGCCACCTTCGCGAACTGCATGACGCAGTTGCTGAATGAACACGTCCGTCGAGTAGTAGTTGATGCGTTCTTCGTTGCCTTCCAGCGTAAGATCGCCCAACACACCAGACGCGACAAGCAGACGGCGCAGAGGAATACGTACACGGTCGCCAGGCGACTTTTCTGTATCATCGAAAATCTGGATAACGCTGTTGTCATCAGTGCCCATGAACTTGTAACACCAAGTCTGCTTGAGCGCTTCGACAGCCAGCTTCTTCGACCACAGCTTAACCGCTAGGTTGTCGCCTGTGGCAAATGAGGTAACGGCCATGATAGCTCCCCTGAATTAACAGGTAATCGCAGACTAATACGCCGTCTGCAATCGCGGGCATCACGCCATTCGGACTCAAACACCCATCACGGGCATTCTGTCCTATAACAGAAGCGCCAGAAGCGCTTCTTCGTCGGATTTTGCTTGAAGTGCTTGCCTTTGTAAAGAAAGTTTGTTCGAAATATCCTCTACAACGGCTTTTTGTCTCGCAATTTCGGGACTATAGTCAACAAATTCAGGAATTGACAGCTTTAATGACACATGAAGCGGCGTTTCTTCCGCTTCAGCGATGGGTTTGTCCGCAGATGGCGCACTGACGGGCTTTGGGAGACGCTGCTTGAGCGCTTTCTCCCTTACATCCCAATAATCGGGTGAAGCACGCTCGAAATCCCACGGGAAGCGCTGTTTCTTGCCGCCATGGCCAGCGCTTTGTTCGGTAACAGTGGGAGTAGGAGGAGGTGGACCTGCAACCCAGTCTGCTGGATTCCAGAATCCAGACCACAGGGCCAGTAGCATGTCAGATGCCTACGCCAAGCAGGTTCCGGAAACAGGTAAATGTACTTCCGCCAGCGCTGGGTGTATAGGTGATACGGATCTGTCCGGTAGCACCTTGGACTCCAGCGTAGTTGGTTGATAAGCCCCCAACACCGCCAGCGCCAGCACCGGGAACACCCGCTGCACCGCCCGTGCCATCATAAGCGCCGCCACCGCCACCGCCACCATTGGCATTGCTTGTCCCAGCGCTACCGGGACCACTACCACTGCTACCAGAGGTAGCGCCTGCACCGCCTGCACCGCCGCTTCCATTATCGCCTGTGCCGCCTGTGCCGCCAGCACTGCCAGTGCCAGCACCACCCGCTGCACCCGCACCAGCAGGGCCGGGAGCACCCGCACCGCCACCGCCGCAGTCACCACTTCCGCTATTACCGCCAGCAGCACCAGCAGTCTTGGTCGTACCATTGGCTCCAGTGGTTGAGCCACCAGAACCGCCAGTGCCACCATTGTCAGCCGATTGACCCCCACCACCGCCATTGGCACTAACCGTGCCAGTGGCAACAGATGATCCATTCCACCATGTCCCAGTACCAGCGCTACCATTGTTTGCTGGACTGCCATTTATGACACCACCCGCTCCACCTTGTCCAATTCCTATGGAAATGGACCCGGAAAGTCCGGTCTGGTTAGAGGATGTGGAATACCCACCCGATCCACTCGCAGCACTATTGCCAGGACTGGTTGTGTTACATGCGCCAGATCCGCCTCCATCTCCCCAGACTTCAATCTGGTTGGTCGAGGACCAGTCACCCGGAATGGTGTAGGAGGTTCCAGAGGTGAGGACAACGACTGTCATTCTTTGCCGGTCAGCATTTTACCGGGATGGGTTGACTTCACGGTTGCGGATGCATTGCCAGCATGGCCAATGTAGCGAAAGTAATGGGCACATGCCGTAGCCATGTGCTTTTCCACTTCGGCTTCTGTGGTGCCCTCTTCGACTTCCACCACAACTTCAAGCTTCATCAACATCACCGGCCCCTGCCAGATTTCTTGCCGAACGCCTTTTTGGCGGCAGCGTTGATCTTCGACTTTTCAGCCGGAGATGCATACCGTTCATAGGATTCAGCCGCCCGGATGTGCGCCTTGTCCTGCAACGGAAAACGGCGTTTCTCCGGATTGGCGAACTTGCTGGACGGAATCTTGGAGCGTGTCTTTGCGGTCAGCGTAGCCATTAGCATTTCCCCGTCTTTGCACCGCCAGAGGATTTTGTGCCCATCTTCACTTGGCTGTTCTTCGCCCCGTAGTTGCGGGCACCGGCAGCACGGGAAGTCTGGGACTTCCCTTTGCCATTAACCATACGGGAGGTTTTGCCCTTGGTCGTGGAAGCGCCCATGGTCAGCCCCGGATACCACGCGTCGAGTTACCACCCGGAGCGCCCTTGGCACCATTCGGATCGATGCCGGAAGCCGTACCGAAGTCCGAAGTCATGTTGATCTTGTTGCCACCGGAAGCACCGTTGCGTTGGGCACCGGCCTTGGCCGAACCCGTAGCCAGCTTCTTGATGGAATCACCACCCGCCATAGGCGAACCCGCCGAGGGGATGGTGCCACCACGCGAGCCATGCTGTAACGAAATAGATTTCGTTGTTGCGATCTTTGCGGACATGATGCTCTCCTATCAAGCAGGTCCAACGTGAAAATGAACGGTTGCAATCACCTGTGCAGAGGCAGACGGTTTGAGTCGTGCGGACAGCGCCTGTCCAGCAGACAGTACCCATGGGGGATTGAATTGCATGGTGAAACCACCGCCCCCGATTGCCAGATAACTGGAAACTTCTGGCGCTGCGGAACTCGCTGTTTCGTACACGTCTACACGGGTAACGGCAGCAAGATTGCTTGTCACCATCACGCTATCCACGTAGACGCATGCCGTACCGGCAGAGGCAACTAGAACCGTATTTGCAGATGCCGAGAGTGTAACCGATTTAGGGCCATGCGTGGCAGAGGGGTGCAGGGATGCGGCGTTCATCTGCACGACTTGCCGACCCGCCTTATCCAGCCATGCAAACACCGCAGCATGCGCCGTAGCCGTAGTGGATGCCGATGTCTTGACGCGACCACCCATCAGCACCGGCGCATTGCCAGACGTGACTGAGGCATTGAATGCGACGCCGCCTTGCACGGCCTGAATCATGCCAGCCGATTGCGCCGCAATGTTGACGTTGACGATAGCCGAACCAAAACTTGTCACTGCCACGTTTACCGTGGCAGAGATACCGTCAATCTTGCCTAGACCATTCAGCGACGAAATTGCGACAGCAGCCGAAATACCATCGATTTTCCCTAGACCGTTGAGTGATGTAAGGGCAACCGCAGCAGAAATGCCATCGATCTTTCCAAGGCCATTGAGGGTGGTAAGAGCGACCGTACCGGAAATGATTTGATGGCCAGCAGCATCCATCAAGATGCCACGCGCCACCGAACCATCCGTACCACCAATCATGGTGAAGGAACTGCCAGCGGTATAAGACGTGGCTCCAGCAGTTCCACCAATCGTCAACGACCCAGCCACATTAACTGTGGCGGAAATGTTGTTGATCGTGCCGATATTGTTAGTACCAGCGAGATTGACAACATTCAGGTTGATGGCACTTGTGATCGCCACGTTTACCGTGGCAGAGATGTTATTCAAAGTGCCAAAGTTAGCACTCCCAGCGGCTAGCGCTACCGTACCTGTGATGACGAAATGGCCGCTGGAATCCGTGAGTGCCACACGGCCCAGTGAGCCGTCCATGCCGCCAATCAGTGTGTAGGTGCTACCCACCGTAGCGGAAGCGTTTCCAGTCTGTCCACCGATAGTGAGCGTGCCTGCCACGTTGACCGTGGCACTGATGTTGTTAATCGTGCCGAGATTGGCAGGCAGGCTTGTGACCTGTGCGACTACCGTTGCGGAGATGTGGTCGAGGAAACCAATGTTGGATGTGCCAGCCGCAATGGATACCGGGTTCGCACCGGAACCCGATCCCGCTACCACGTTGACACGGATGGCAGAGTTGGCAGTATCCGCCACATAGACTTGCTGCCCACCGGATGTGTAGACACCGGCAATCACCACCGCGCCAAGCGTATTACTTCCCGCAGCCAGCGATACCGCAGCGGAAATGTTGTTGATAGTGCCAATATTGGCACTTCCCGCAGCGAGCACGACAGCAGCGGAGATGTTA